CAGATAGCCTATTTGATTGACACGCTGCATCTGAGTTATACAGAAGTGTTTGAGATTATCCCTTATCGGAATCTGCTGATGATGCAACGGGATAAATTACACGCAGTATATGGTGGTCAGAAGGTGAATAGAATCAGTGGTAAGGAATTGGCTAATCGTAGGAAAAAGAAATAGATATGGCGAAATTATATTTTAAGGTAGGTAGTGACTGGGAAGAAGTTGTAAGACTTCGTAATGAAATTGCAAAATTAAAGCAGGAGTTAATGAGCATGGATGGCACGCAATCTCCTGCTGCTTTCAAGGCTTTGAATGCCCAACTTACTGCATCCAACCAAAGATTGGATGAGTTGGTGACTAATGCAGCCAAAGCTGGAGCAGAGATGGAAACAGGATTCAAAAGGAAAATCTTCGATGCTTCTCAGGTAGTGAATGGATTCACAGAGAAGATTCTTGCTCAAAAAGCGGTAGTTAAGGATATTGAAGCGGATGTAAAACGACTTGGGGATGCTTATCGTATAGCATTGAAAAGGAATCCGTTATCAGCAAATAGCAAGTTAGAAGAATACAATGCTGCCCGCAAAGCTCTTGATGAAGAAAAGGCAGCTTTATTTGGATTAACCCAGCAACAGGCAGAAGCACGTCTGTCAGTAAAAAAACTACGTGATGAATACGCCCTTTACAAGGATGACGCAAAAGAGGTTGTAGAAACTAATAATGGTATTGCTATTTCTTGGAAGAAAGCCTTGGCGGTTATTGGTGGTACTGGAGTACTGAAAGCATTAGGTGCTGAAATGATTCGTGTACGTGGCGAGTTCCAGGCTGCTGACACTGCTATTGAAACTTTATTGGGAAACAAAGAGAAAGCCAATGCCCTCATGTCACAAGTTCGTGAGTTCGCTAAAATTTCTCCGCTTGAATTTTCTGATGTAACAGCAGCCACGCAGATGATGCTTGGTTTCAACATTGAAGCTGAGAAAGTTCCCCGTTATCTACAAGCCATTAGTGATATTTCTATGGGGGAATCCAGTAAGTTCAATTCGCTAACTTTGGCATTTTCACAGATGTCAGCAGCGGGTAAACTTATGGGGCAGGATTTGAATCAAATGATAAACGCTGGATTCAACCCGTTACAGATTATCTCCGAAAAGACCGGAAAATCTATCGCAACTTTGAAAGATGAAATGTCCAAAGGTGCTGTTTCCGCTGAAATGGTTCAACAGGCATTCATTGATGCAACTTCCGCAGGTGGTAAGTTCTATAATATGTCTGAGAATGCCTCAAAGACTATCAATGGTCAGTTGTCTATGATGCAGGATGCTTTGGATTCCGTGTTTAACGAATTGGGAACAAAGTCGGAAAGTGTTATCATGGACGGTATTCAAATGACAACTTCGTTGATTCAGAATTATGAAACAGTAGGTAGAATCTTGGCTGGATTAGTGGTTACTTATGGTACATACCGGACCGCAGTGATGCTTGTTACTGCTGCCGAAAGTAAACATACTCTTGTGGAGATTGGACTTACCAATGCCCGTTTATTGGCACGAAAAGCGCAGTTAGCTTTAAACGCTGCAATGCTTACCAATCCTTATGTGTT